GACTACAATACCACACCTGTCACTTAGATTGCCTACAGAAAAGACAATCTTAGATGCTTTTATCCCTGTGTCTCCGTATTTCGATTTCCCAGATTTTGGTTTGTCCTTCCTTGCCCGTTTGTATTTTTTACTACTCGTTGCTACTGCTTGGCAAAATTCTTCCATCTGGGAAGATATGTCCAGCATGTAACTACTTGAAAAAAAATCAAGTTGGGCAGCCATCATGTCTCTAACATGCTTGTGGACGTGACTGTCATCAATTCCACTGTCTTCAACAATCTTTTGCATGTCCTGAACGTTCAATGAAGTTTCAACAGGACTCTCCATAATCTTACCTAGCCTCTTGTACTGGTCTTCAAGCTCAACATAGGATCTGGATATTTTCTTCTTCTTCTGATACAGAGCATGGTCCACCATCTCATCATTAGAGTAACCATCTCCACCGTAAGCATGTTCTTTGAAGCACCTAAAACTGCTGGACTTGCTGTAATCGAACATCACGAGTGTCTGAAGCTCACCACTTTCGTCTGTTAACCTCTTCGCTGAAACCTTCCCAAGCATTTCTGGGTTGTCTATATGAGGCTGCCAGAAGTTATCTATGAGTGATAGCTCCTCATTGTTTGGGTGAATCTTGTCATCAAGGCACAATGAAATCAGATACAGGTCCCATGATATGGTCTTTCCCGATTCCATCAACCGAGTGCATATTTTTGCTGCAGTCATGAATGGATCTAGGGGCTTCGGAATGTTGAACATCTCCCGCCAGTGATAGACCCTCTGGTGAATTATGTCAGCCTTAGTGTCCTGATTCATGATGGGAGTGGTATACTTCAATGAGTATGCTTTTGATTTGGCAGTATCATCGATCCCATTCCATGACCTTGAAATAGTGCTTACAAAATCTGAATACAGTTCAGCTGACCTGCATGTATTGCTCTGAACACAGTCCACGAGAACCTGCTTTCTAGAATCGTCATTGGCCCCGAGTCTAGAGAAGAAACTGTCTACCTGTGGAGACTTGGTTATAGGCTTGTACAATTCCCTATTTTTCATCTTGGTTACCATGCTTTTGGTCACAAAGTCAATATCAGATTTTGTGAAATCCATCATGATGTTGACAATGTGATCAACAGCTTCAAACTCATCGTCAAATTCCGAATCTTGGCTCTTTGGTATGTCAACCATGATCCCCTTTAGATTGTACGCAGGGCTTTCTAGACACGCCACATAAGGAAACAGTCTGTATCCAGGAATTACGTCTTCTGCCTTTCTGAGCTTGTTGCTTACTACAAAGTCGTTGCTATCTCCCAATCTCATGGATGCCATTCCAAAATCCCTGATCCTTTCGTACTTGTAGCATATAGAAGAATAATCCATGACATGTAGCCTACCAGGCACGTCTCCCTGTTCTGAGTCTGACTCATACGAAAAGGCAATGTCTACATCTCTTACCTTGCAAATTCCACTTGGCGAAGTGGATTCCAGCAGATGCACCTTAATACCACCCTTGGTCATTAAAATTGCTGTCTCTATAAGGTTGCCGAAATGAGACATGGACTGATCCCTGTTAGTATCCCGTAGGAAAAACTGAGATGTTGCCATTGTTCTTATCCTGGACATGAAGGAAACAAGTTCAGACAATGGTATTGGGTCCATCATCACTAGTTCGTCGAATGCTAATTTGAGCTCACTCAACTGGCC